GCATTGCTCAGCGTGATGAAAACTTGAAAGATAAAACATGGCACTTAGGATAAACAGAGGCCTTAGTAATGCGTCACTTTTTTCGCTGACTCACACTCCACCCCAAGAAATTACGCATCTCTAGGTGGAACCACACTTGCGACTGATACTTTTGTTTTATCAGATTCCGCAACTGTTTATACTTTAAGCGTTGATGATAACACGCCTAATGAAGGCACTACAATGAATTTTACGGTTTCTGGAAGCAATATAGCAGACGGAACTTATTATTACAGAGCAAGTAATGTATTTGCAAAATCCGTTGCAACCACAGTAACAGGTGGTTCTAATATTTCACTAGGAACTGATGTTGCTAATTTGGCAATAGGAATGACTTGTTCTAATCCGAATGTTCCAGGCACAATTACTTTTATTGGTGCAAATAATATTACAATGAGTCTTCCTGTTACAGGAACAATAGCATCATCAACAGTTTTACATTTTGCTCAACCTTCGACATTTGCTGATTTTTCTAGTGCAAGTCAAGCGTCTGGTTCAGTTTCAGTATCTTCAAACTCAGGTGCATTTACAATGCAACTTGCAACAGACGCAGATACGACAAACGATGTATATACAATTTCTCTTTACACAACGGCGACAAACACGGTGGCATCTGCTTCGACGACGATTACGATTCAAGACTCGTCACCGACTGGACTAGTCGCTTTACCAGCAGATCAATCAGTAACTAATACAGATTTTGTTTCAACTCTCGGTCTCGCTGCTGCTGGCATAAGATTCAAGACTGATGGAACAATAACAATAAACGGAACCGGCTATGCTAGCATATTCATTCCGAGCAATCTACTTCCAAGTCCTTTTGTAGTTACAAGGGAAGAAATTTATATTGGCGATTGGGTAACAGATAAAACTAATTTGAATAGTGCAAATTATTCTGTGTCGGCTACACACACTACGCGAGTGTTAAACAATCAATACGTAACTAGCTCTGCAAGTTACACAGTAACTCCAGCGACAACTCCAACAGGATCACTTTCACTTTCGCAAAATAGAGAATTCACATTGTTCGTAAATATGGGTTCAACTCCTGCGAGTGGTTCTCTTTATCAAGTTGAAACAGTCTTTACAATAACTGTAACTGGTCCATCTAATAGTGATACGATTATAATTACCGCACTAGCAACTACTGGTAGTTTAAATCTAGGAAACATATTTGGATAAAAAATGAAAAAAGATGATCCAAACATAAAAAGCGACTATGAATACTCTAGAGCAACTTATTATGAGTTGATCGAAAAGGGTAGAGAAAGTCTCGACCTTATGATTGAGGTCGCACGCGAGTCAGAACATCCAAGAGCGTTTGAAGTCCTTTCTAATATGATCAAAAACATTTCAGATGTCAATGATCGACTTATGGAATTGAATAAAAAGACGAAAGAAATTACAGAAGAAAAAGAAGATAAAAGCAAGATTACGAACAACAATCTCTTTATTGGCAGCACTACAGAGCTACAAAGATTATTATTACAAAATGAAAAGGTGATCGATGCTAGCGTATCGGATGAACACTGATTATTATAAAGGCAATCCTCTTGTAAAACGTGATGGTATCCAGCAAGAATGGAATCAAAACGAAGTTACAGAGTATATCAAATGCATGAAAGATCCGATCTATTTTGCAGAGACGTATGCAAAGATTGTCTCACTCGATAAAGGTTTAGTTAGTTTTCAGCTATATCCTTATCAAAAAGAAATGTTCAAGCTGTTCAACAGCAATAGATTCTCTGTTGTTTTAGCGTGTCGGCAGTCGGGCAAATCTATTTCTTCTGTCATCTATCTTCTTTGGTATGCAATATTTCAGCCTGAAAAAACGATTGCTATTCTGGCAAACAAAGGATCAACGGCGCGTGAAATGTTGGCGCGTGTCGCTTTGGCTTTAGAAAACTTGCCATTCTTTTTACAACCTGGTTGTAAGATTCTCAACAAAGGCTCAATCGAATTTTCAAACAATTCTCGCATCATTGCTGCATCGACAAGTGGCAGTTCTATTCGTGGTATGTCTGTTAATTTACTGTTTCTTGACGAATTTGCTTTCGTTGAAAGAGCAAGTGAATTCTATACATCAACTTATCCTGTAATTTCAGCGGGTAAAGACACCAAAGTAATCATCACGTCTACAGCGAATGGTATTGGAAATACATTTCACAGAATATGGGAAGGTGCAGTTCAAGGCACAAATGAATTCAAGCCGTTCACTGTAAATTGGTATGACGTGCCAGGCAGAGACGAAGAATGGAAAAGACAGACAATAGCGAATACGTCTCAATTACAGTTTGATCAAGAATTTGGCAATACATTCTTTGGAACAGGAGACACACTGATATCTGCTGCTTCATTAATGGAATTGAGAGTAAAACAACCTATCCGTATCATGGAAAACGGAAGTTTACTTATATACAAAGAACCCTGCGCAGGGCACGAATACATCATCACTGTCGATGTTTCGAAAGGAAGAGGACAGGACTATTCTACATTCACGGTTATCGACGTTACCGAGAGACCTTTTAAACAGGTCGCAGTGTATCGGAACAATCTTATTTCTCCAATACTCTTCCCCAATATTATTTATAAGTATGCAGTTGTTTACAACAAAGGTTATGTTGTAATTGAATCAAATGATCAAGGTGGAATCGTCTGTAATGGACTTTATCATGATTTAGAATATGAGAACATTCATATTGAACCTACAGCAAAATCTGGTTCGATTGGAATCGAAATGAATAGAAAGACAAAGCGACTTGGTTGTTCGGGCATCAAAGATTTAATTGAAGAAAGAAAGCTTGATATTTGCGATGAACAAACAATCATGGAGATCTCGACATTCGTAGCCAAAGCACAGTCATTCGAAGCTAGCGAAGGCAATCATGATGATCTAATGATGAATCTTGTTCTGTTCGGTTATTTTACCATTTCACAATCATTTTATAATATGACAAGTATTGATCTAAAGAAAATGATGTTCGAAGAAAAGATGCGACAGATAGAAGCAGAGGTGGTTCCATTTGGATTTATAGATGATGCAAGCGAAACTATTGCACAAATTGAATCAAAAGAGCTAATGAAAGACGTAAATTGGCAAATTCCATACGAAATAGAGTATTATGATCGTTGAAATTTAGTAAATTATAAATAAATAGTATTGAAAACAAATCGTATTATGACCCTTATAAATTTCAGCGAATAAAGGAAGCAATTATGGCATTTATACCATCAGAGTCTCCAGGCATAGTAGTCAAAGAGTTTGATCTATCGGGCGTAGTTCCCGCAATAACAACTTCGACTGGCGCTATTGTCGGCAATTTCAATTGGGGTCCAGTAGAAACACCTGTCTTGGTTGGTAACGAAGCAGAACTTGTATCTAATTTTGGATCTCCTTCATTAGTCATCGATAGCGCATCGACTGTAGACTTCTTGTCTGCTGCGATGTTCTTGAAATATTCCAGCAATCTTTATGTTTGCCGTGCAGTCAACACAGGCGCATTCAACGCAACGGACTCAGCATCAAGCTCGGTTCTTGTCAAGAATCTAGATGATTGGAATACCCAAAAGTCAGGTCTTGCAACTACTAGAACATTCGTTGCAAAGTATCCTGGCGAAGCTGGTAGCGCACTTAAAGTAGAAGTTTGCGGTGCTAACGCAGGCGATTCCGCATTTGATGGCTGGGCATTAAAGTCGTATTTCGACGCTGCTCCAGACACTTCATCTTATGTTTCAGCAAGAAACGCCGCTGGCGGTAATGCAAGAGATGAAGCACACGTTGCTGTAATCGATGAGACTGGAATTTTCACAGGAGCACCAGGAACAGTATTAGAAACGTTCCCATTCGTTTCACTTGCAACTGACGCAAAGACTTCTGATGGTTCGACAAATTATATTAGAGACGTTATCAACAATAGATCAGCGTATGTTTGGTGTGCAAAATCAGGATTGACTGATACAAACACAGCAACTTCATTTGCTGCATTAGGCAGTCCTGCTGTTGTAAGCAAGTCTCTTAACGGTGGTGTAAAATCTCCGCTTCTTGACGCTGGTGACTACGAAGCAGGCTTCGATCAATTTGAAGATGTTGATACGATTCAAGTAGACTTTCTGATCGCACCAGGACTTTCTTCAAGTGAAGCTCAAGTAACAGTTGTAAATAATCTTACATCGATTGCCAGCACGCTTCGAAAAGACTGTGTTGTGGTGACTTCGCCTTATAGGCAAGGCGTAGTTGGAGTAACGAATCCTACCACAATCACTACAAACATTCAAACATGGGCTAATTCACTGAATTCGTCATCATACTTGATTGTAGACAATAACTATCTTAAAGTTTACAATAAGTATAGTGATACATATGTAACGATTCCTGCTGCTGCTGCGACTGCTGGTATCATGGCTGCGACAGACAATGTTGCTGCTCCATGGTATTCGCCTGCTGGCACAAGAAGAGGACAATACTTCGGTGTTACTTCTTTAGCATGGAATGCTTCTAAATCGCAAAGAGATACGCTTTACAAAGCTGGCGTTAATCCAGTTGTAAATCTGCCAGGGCAAGGACTGCTTCTCTACGGAGACAAGACGAAGCTTGGTAGACCTTCTGCGTTTGATCGAATCA